TCAGCGTAGTCTCCCTTTTTGATATCAGTTGCGTCAGCAACAGTGATAGAGTAAGTTGCATCAGTACCAGAGAAGGTAGTTGTAGCAACTGGGTTAACAGTAGTAGCGATACTCCAACGGTTACCATTTAGAAGGATGCCATACTGCTGACCAAAGTTCTGGTCTTCCTCGGTTCTGTTGTCTACACAGAGAGGATAACCAGTAGTTGGTGCAGAACCATAACCTAGGTTATTGGTTGCATCATATGGCTCATAATACTTCTCACTGCTAGGTGTCGCAGAAGGGACATCCGATTCAGCAGGAGTTGTATCGCTGGTGTATAGTTTTAGAACTAAGTTCCTGGGAATCTTATGAGTCGCATTTAGTAGTGTACGTAGCGAATCAATTTCACCCTGGTCTGTGACTAGAAGTGCCATCTAAGTGTGCTCCTTGAGTTTCTTACCTATGATAATGTTATTTATACAAATATTAGAGTGCGAGTTTCATTGAAATCACACACCTCTGTATATTTATAGCGTAGACAACCTCAAACTGCATAATGTCCCCTGCGTTGAGAGTCTTATTCCAAGTTGAGATTGTGGTGTTTGTATTCTTTCTCGCAACTGCTCCAGTGTTAATATCACCTAGTTGTGGTCTCTCTGTACCACAGATAGAAGAGAAGTTGGGGAAGTTTGCGAAGTCTACTTTTTTAATATCAAATTGAATCTGACCGTCTTGATCACCGATAATAGTCCAAGATTGAATTTCACCAGTAACGTCAAGAGTCATTTCACCTTTGATACCAGCAGACATTGGTGCAGACCCAGCATCAACAACAAAGTTAATCGTTCTTGTTAGGTCTGCAGTTGTGGAGAGTCCCACAACATATACTGTATCACCTGCAACAGGTGCGTTAGTAAAGATTAAGTTTGTGCCACTGGTACTATAATCAATACCAGGAACTTGTACAAGTCCATTGATAGCAACAATTAACTGCTGATCATTGACTGGAGTGTACGCATCTCCTGCCTGATCAATTAGTGGATAACCAGTTGTCGTTCCATCAAATACCCAGTTAGTAGTATTGAGAATCTCATTACCATATTGTAGATACTTACTGGGAATCTCATAGTTAACACCAACGTTGTACTTCTGCTGTGGTTCAGAAAGTACATTGTAGTTTGACGACTTAACTGAGACGTTATAGTTAGGCATCAGACTACTCCTGGTGTTACTTCAATAACTCCTTCAATAACTCTGGTTTTAATGCCCTGTGATGATGTTAAAACGATATCGTAAACATAACGTCTTGGATCTAATCCAGCAGTCTCTGCATTGGTTAGTCCAATCTTCAAGATACCATTATAACGATCAACAAAAGTTACAGTAAAATCCGTCGCAGTTGTTGAATAGTAACTACGACGCATTTTTGCTGCTGCTGTATACCCCGTTAAATTAAGCGGAGTAGTATTGTCTTCGTTCTGGATGTTAAAGGTGGCATCAAAATCTGTTCCTTTTTCCAGCAATAAATTTAACGGGATTGCTGCCATGCTTTACTCCTTATTGAACCATGATGTATGAAGGATATCCTCTATAAGCGTTGGTTCCTACTCCTTCAATAGCCCAACTATCTCCCATGCCAGTTCCATCTTGCCAGTCGTCAAAACCTACGCCTTGATAAGCACCAGTTGTGCTTGTGCTATAATCAGTCCATGAATATGCAGTTGCTGCACCACTAGTGCTATAAGACCATACACCACAATAAACAGGGTAATGGTTACCACCAGAACCAACAATTTTTGGATTTGAACCTCCGCTATTATTCCAAACACCTACACCAGAACAACCATGATCACCGCCGCTGGTTCCAGTTCCATAACCTGCCCTTCTGTTCAAGTTAGATCCATTAAAACTAAGAACTGGTGTGCTACTGCTATCAAATCCATGCGACCAAGCTGAAGCCTGGGGAATAGTTTTATCTGAATTAAATGTTCCACCATAATATCCAAGAGGAGACAACCAATTATCAGTTGATGGAGTTGACATTGATTGATTATCATAAACTACATGAAAAAATTTCCTAAATGGAATATTTGTCATGTCCTGACTAAATGAATATTGAGGAACTAGACCAGTTTCTGTTACTCCTCCCTCACCGCCAACATGAGATGAAAATGATGTTGGTCTTGGAATATGTCCTGATGTGATAATGGCATCTGCTGCATTATTTGCAATAATCATCCAACCACCGCCACCACCAAACTGAGCATCTAAAACACAATAAAATTGTCTTGCGTTTTCATTTCCTGCTTTAATCCAATAGTGACCGTTATCACGGATACCTGCATTCCATAAAGCACCGACGCTTCCAGCAGGATTTGATGAGTCAGTTCCTAGGATAGAACCGCCACCACCACCTCCAATTCCACCAAATCCTCTAGTGGATCCTCCTGCAAAAGTTCCTACAATTGGCATTGTTTACTCCCTTTTAATTATCAAGCGTACTGAGTTTGTGATGCAAATACAGTGAATGTTGCGTTTGCAGTCTTAACGATGGTGTATGTATATACATCAGTGGAATTAGCGTTACCTTCAGTTGGTGCAGATCCACCAGACCAAACTATAGTAACTCCAGTGTTAGTTCCATCAATCTGGAATCCATTTGCATAATATGCAGTGCCTCCATTAGGTACAGCAATGGCAGTAGTGAGGGAATCTCCATTTGCCATAATTGAATTTAAAGTTTCTGTAGAACTTCCTCTCATATTGAAAGTCCAGTTAGCACCAACATTTGCTTGATATACAGTTACAGCATAAGTGGCAAGATCAATAGAGACGGTTCCAGATGGGAATCCACCGTTTACATTTGCCCTTTCAATAACTTCTCCAGTTGTGAGACGGTCAACTTCAATGTTGCCCATCTTAACTTGAGCATCAGCTAAAATTAAGTTTCCAGTATCTCCACCAGTGAATGAACCAGTAGCAAATCTGATCTTGTCATCACTTTCATCCCATCCAATAAAGATGTTATCACTAGATCCTCTTTCAATAATAATACCAGAATCACCTGTTGGACTACCAGAAGTTCCAGTACCAAGTTCAATTAATTTATCAGAAATTGTTGAGTTGGTAGTTTCAACTGTATTTGTTGCACCTTGAACAGTTAGACTTCCTGTAACTGTTAGATCACCAGCAATTGTGTCTAGATTATCAACATAATACTTGACTGCAGCCTGTGTTGGAACCTTAGAATCACTGTTCTGTGATAGAGTTCCATCAGTTGAAAATTCGTTTACTGATGCACCGATCAGACCACCAAGAGAACCAAGTCTTAATGATTCAAGACCTGCTAGGTTAAATGCTGATGCGTCAAGAGTAACCTGTCCTGTTGCCTGGTCAACAGCAAACTGATCTCCAACATAGAAGTTACCAAGTTCATCAGTTGCAACGTAATAGACACGACCTGGGTCTGTGGTATTAGTAATAACTTGATCTGCTTGGGATGGAGATTGTGTTGGATTTCCTGGCCAATTAGTTGTAGTAGCATCTCCAGTACCAACTTGTAGGAAATCATGACCAGTCAATCTAACAAGACTAAATTCTTTTCTTGCGTTAACTGCAGTTCCATCAGGAACTGGGGTTGCTCTAGAAGTTGAGAAAACAAGAACGTGATAAGCAACACTGTTAGCGGTAACAGAACTTACAGTTTGAATCTGATATGCGTTACCATCAGTGTTTGCAAATTGTAATGAATCACCAGGATCAGCAGATGTTGAGAATGTTGTAACAAGAATTCTACCAGACTGATTTGTTTCTACGTTAGCAGCTTCTAGTGTTGCAGTAGCACCAGAAGTTCCGCCAGTAACAACCTCATTTGCTAGAAATGTTCCAGTCTTACTTACGATGTAAATAACTTTTGGTTCTGCTTGTACGTTAACAACATAAGCAGTTGCACCAGAAGTTCCACCAGTAATTTGCTCACCGAGAGTAAAATCTGAAGCAAGAACACCAACATAATTAAGCATTGTTCCAGAAACAGCACCAGTATTTGGAGTTTCTGAAGCGTCAAAACCTGCGGAATATACACCATACTCACCATAAGAGTTGGAAGAGTTTAGTGATCTAATTTTGGAACCACCAGTTGCAGCATAACCAACCTGACAGTAATATGTAAAACCAGAAATTACTTCGCAGTTTGAATTAGCATCTGCCCAAATACCAAGACCATCGCTGTGGATAGCAGTATATGTGTGGAACAACATACTACGGTTGCCAGTATTATGAAGACCACCATCAATATAAGCACCAGTAGCACCAGCACCAAATGAAGTTACATTATAGATGTACGGTGATTTGTCAACAATTGGACTTTGTGAGTTTAATGCAAAATAAATACCGCCAAGAGTAGCACCTTCTGGATCATATGCTGGAGTTCCAGGAACATATCCTTCCATCCCGTCAAGAACCATATCTTGAAGAATAGTTCCATTACTTAAACGGAATAGAGTAGAACGAACATTAAGAACAGAACCTGATGAATCTAATCCAGTTCCTGGTTTGATAATTGTGGCACGAAGATTGTCACCAACAATTGTAGTGAATTGAGGAACAACAATTGGCAATTGAACTTCTTCGTAAGTACCTGCTTTTACGAAGATTACAGCAGGAGAAGTAATAGTTGGCGTACCAATGTTAGCACAAGCATA